AGAATTAGATAAATTTATAGATATATTTGGAGGATCGTTTAGTGCCTACGGTCAAACTAGAAAGACAGATGAGTTTGATGATAGAGGTAAACACAAGACTAAATCTTTTATTATTAAACAACCACCTACAATAAAGATGTTTGAAGAACATCTTCAAGGTAAAGATCCTGCGTTAGGTATCATACCTATTAATGAACAAAATAAGTGTAGATGGTCTTGTATCGATATTGATTTATATAATGGCTTTGATCACAAAGCATTAATTACAAAAATAAAAGAAAATAATTTTCCGTTAATTGTATGTAGATCTAAATCAGGTGGTGCACATGTATTTTTATTTTCAAAAGAATTTTTACCCGCAGCATTATTTAGAAGTAAATTAAATGATATGGCAGCTATACTAGGATATTCTAGAGCTGAAATATTTCCAAAACAAAATCAAGTTGATATGAGTAAAGGTGGTACAGGTAGTTTTTTAAATCTTCCTTATCACAATAAAGAAACAACAGTAAGATATGGTATTAAAGAAGATGGTTCAGCAATGACTCTTCAAGAATTTTTTGATGCTTATGATAAAATAGCATTAACTAATTTAGAAAAGTTAGAAGTTAAAGAAAAAAAATCTAAGAAAGAAGATGATTTATTAAAAGGTGCGCCTCCATGTTTAGCATCACTTGCAAAACAAGGTATACCTAATGGTCAAAGAAATAATGCAATCTATAACTTTGGTGTCTATTGTAAGAAAAGATATACAGATTGGCAAACAAAACTATTTAAATATAACGATGCATATTGCAAACCACCATTAGATAAAAATGAATTAGATAAAACAATTAATTCTATAGAAGGTAAAGATTATCAATACAAATGTAAGGATGAGCCTATTGCATCATTTTGTAATTCTAAAAAATGTGTATTACAAGAATACGGTGTAGGCGATGATGAAGTACCTGGAGTAGAAATAAAAGAAATACAAAAGTATGATTCTGATCCACCTTTATTTTATGTAACCATAGGTGATAAACAAGTTGAAGTAGATTCATCAGAGTTACATGACTCAGATAAATTTTCATTAAAATGTTTAGAACAAATTAATATGGCTATGCCTCCAGTAGGTAAGCATATATGGAGAAAAGCAATAAATAAATTATTAAAGAATGTAATACCTCAAGAAGCTCCAGAGTCTACAAAGATAGATGTACAACTAAAAGAATTACTAATAGATTTTTCTACTAAAGCACCAGGTAAAGGTTGGGAAGATATGTTGAGAGGTCTTTCATACACGGAAGATGGTGTAACTTATTTTAAATTTAAAGATCTCTGGAAGTATATGTTAAGAACAAAACAATGGCCTGACAAACAATACACTAAACAAAAAACATCTCGTATGGTTTTAACAATGTTTGACGGCAAGGAAATTAGTGGCAAGATAAATAATAAAAGCACTAGGTACATGTGTGTAACACAACAAGAAATGAATAAACCTATTGTAAGAAAAGATGCAATGAAGGAGCCACCTTTTGCATAGAACAATAATACCAGGTCCTCCTGGCACAGGCAAAACCTATAGACTTATGCAGTATGTTGAAGAAGAATTAAAAAAAACAGAGCCTAGTAAGATTGCATACATTGCATTTAGTAATGCAGCAGCAGATGAAGCAAGAAGAAGGATACCAAATGACAATGTAGTAATAAGCACAATGCATGCATACGGTTCAGAAAATTGTGGCTTTGATCCAAAAAGACAATTATTAAAAAATGAAAGATGGAAAGGTTTTAAAAATTTTTCTAAAGTTTGCGCTGATTTATCTTTTGAAAGTTATGTTACTGAGTCTGGTCACATTCAATATAAAAATAATCATATGAAAGTTATTGAGTATGCTAGAAATAGAAAGATGTCTTTGCAAGATGCAGCTGTTGAATTAGAACTACATTTTACGCAAGACCTTTGGTTAACTGAACAGATAGAAAGTGATTTAAAAATTTACAAAGATAGCACTGGTATGATTGAATACTTTGATATGATTTCCAAGTTTGTCGAGGAAGATAAATGTCCACCAATTCATGTACTCTTCCTCGACGAAGCCCAAGATCTAAGTCCTTTACAATGGGATATGTTTTTTTATATGGAAAGCAAATGTCAAAGATCTTATGTTGCCGGTGATGATGACCAAACGATATATACATTTCAAGGTGCAGATCCAAAAACATTTATAGAATTAAAAGGTACTTTTGATCCTCAAATTAAATCTAGAAGAGTACCTAGAACAATACATAAATTAGCTGAATCTATATTTCCTTATATGTCTCAAAGACTAGAAAAAGATTGGAAGCCTAGAGATGCTGAAGGTGAAGTAGAATACCATACAGATTTTTATGATTTAGATTTTAGTAAAGGAACTTGGTTTGTTTTAACTAGAACTAATAAAATGTTAGATCAACTTAAAGATCATTTGTATAGTTTAAATATAAGATTCGATGCTAAGCAACACGCTCTTTTAGATTCTGATATGTTATCTGCATACAGAACCTGGACAAGATTAAACCAGGGCGCTTCTGTAAATAAATCTGAATTAGAAAAACTATGGAGATTCTTCACAGTTAAAGGTGGCCATGTTCAACGTGGTTTTGCCGGAGGCAAGACACTAAATAACGTTACCTCGATTGATATGGATGGATTAAGAGAACATCACGGGCTGCGAGCAGCGGGGGACTGGGAAGTATTAAATTTTCCAGAAGCAAGTAAGGACTATATTAGAACCATTCTAAAGAATGGTGAGGATCTTATGAAACCTGCAAGAATAAAATTATCTACAATACATAGTGTAAAAGGAGAAGAAGCAGACAATGTTGTTTTATTTACTGATTTAGAAAAAATTATTTATGACTCAGCACAAAAAGATGCAGACCCAGAACACCGTACATTTTTTGTAGGTATAACCAGAGCAAAAGAAAAATTATTTGTAGCCAATCAAGACTATGAATATCAATATAACATAGGAGCACCAATAATATGACAGACACAGATATATTTAAAAAAGCATTTCCACAAGATAAGCAGATAGGCGGAAAGCATTATAAATCTTTTCACATTCAACCGTATGAATTTATTTCAAAAAATAATCTTTCGTTCTTTCAGGGGAACGTTGTAAAATATGTGTGTAGATATCTTACAAAAAATGGTATAGAAGATCTAGAAAAGATAATACATTATTGCGAATTAGAAATTAAAAAAATGGAAGACATGAAAAGGAAAAAGAAATAATGTTTGGGGTACAAACTGAATGGGATTGTCCTGAAGAGTTTCCAAATTTAGCTGATGCAAAATTTATAGCTATTGACTTAGAAACAAAAGATCCTGATCTTAAAGCAAAAGGATCTGGGGCCATACAAGGTCATGGTGAGATTGTAGGTATTGCTGTAGCTGTAGAAGGATGGTCAGGTTATTATCCGATTGCACACGAAGGCGGTGGTAATATGGATAGAAGAATTGTTTTAGAGTGGTTTAAAAAAGTTTGCGCAACAGATGCTGTAAAAATATTTCACAATGCAATGTATGATGTATGTTGGATTAAAGCATACGGTATACCAATCAATGGTCACATTATAGATACAATGGTTATGGCCTCATTAATTGATGAGAATAGATTATGGTATTCACTTAACAGTGTATCCTTTGACTATCTAGGAGAAGTAAAGAATGAAAAAGCTTTAAAAGAAGCTGCAGAGTCTTGGGGTGTAGATCCTAAAAAAGAAATGTATAAACTACCTGCAATGTATGTAGGTTCTTATGCAGAAAAAGATGCAGAACTTACATTAGAGTTATTTAAAGTATTATCTAGAGAAATTTCAAAACAAAACTTAACAAATATATTTGATTTAGAAACACAATTGTTTCCATGTTTAATTGATATGAAGTTTAAAGGGGTGTGCGTTGATGTCGACAAAGCTCATACAATGAAACAGCAGTTATGTAAACAAGAAGAGCAATTAATGTACAAAGTAAAAGAAGAAACAGGAATAGATGTTCAAATATGGGCAGCAAGATCAATCGCCAAAGCCTTTGACAAGCTGTCTTTAGAATACAGTACCACTGAAAAAACAGGTGCTCCTTCATTTACAAAAAATTTTCTTTCCAACCATAAACATCCGATGGTTAAGAACATAGCAAAAGCAAGAGAAATAAACAAGGCGCATACAACTTTTATAGATACTATATTAAAACATCAACATAAAGGTAGAATACATGCAGATATTAACCCTATAAGATCAGATCAAGGAGGTACGGTTACAGGAAGATTTAGTTATTCTAATCCAAACCTACAACAAATACCTGCAAGAAATAAAGAACTAGGACCAATGATTAGATCTTTATTTATTCCAGAAAAAAATCACAAGTGGGGTTGTTTTGATTACTCACAACAAGAACCTAGATTAGTAGTTCACTATGCAGCTACAACAGAGCCAATTTGTTTTGATGATTCAGTTGGAAACATTGTAAATAAATTTAAAGATAACTCAGTAGACTTTCACCAGACCGTAGCTGATATGGCAAACATATCTAGAACACAAGCCAAGACAATTAATTTAGGTTTATTCTATGGTATGGGTAAAGCAAAACTACAAGCAGAATTAGGTTTAAACACAAAACAAGAAGCAGAAAATTTATTTAATCAGTATCACCAAAACGTACCTTTCGTTAGAGATCTTATGGGTCATACATCTAAGACAGCTCAATCATCAGGATCTATAGGTACACTACTAGGACGTAGATGTAGATTTAATAAATGGGAACCAAATCAATTTGGTATGCACAAACCTATGGACTTTGAAGAAGCAGAAAGAACTTATGGTAGAGGTAGAATTAGAAGAGCATTTACATACAAAGCTTTAAATAAATTGATACAAGGTTCTGCAGCAGACATGACAAAGAAAGCGATGGTAGATTTATATAACGAAGGCATTGTGCCACACATACAAATTCACGATGAGTTAGATATTTCTATACAATCAGAAGAGCAGTCTAAAAAAATCATTGAAATTATGGAAAATGCTGTTAGTTTAGAAGTTCCTAACAAAGTTGATTATGAATCGGGTTTGACTTGGGGAGATATTAATGGATAATTATGGCTTACTTAAATGCAAACATACCAGCAACCTATGCTCAAATAAGAAGAGAGTATTTATATGATTGTAAAAAACATCATGGAGAAGTTGAAGACTGTATTATCTTTGGCCTATCAGCTATTTCGGGACGTGCTATACTTTTTCACTGTATTATGGAAAGTGGTGCTGTCTTTTATAGACTCCCAATTTCGGCTTTTATTCAACGTGGCTTTCAACCGGAGTCTGTTCCCACTCGTAGACTTGATGAACTTCAACTCTGGAATTCTTTTTCTTATTATCCTGCTGTTCATTCTTGGGATATTTTAGACGGACAATCTGGTAAATATATTGGTAAAGATAAAAAATGGCACAGTGGTGCTTATTTATTTACTGTTGATTTTGCCCACCCAGAGAGTAATATACTAGACACCGATCATTCGGAAATTCCGCACGAACATAAGTGCGCACATATCATAGCCCTAGACGATGGTAACTATGCGGCTCAGCCAAACAACAGAATAATTTGGGACATACCTTCTTTCACAGTTAAGGATGAGATTCCTGATTGGAAGGTACAAACTAATGAGTGGAATGTAGAAGATAGTAGGAAGTGGAGAACAGAAGACACGGACAACTTCTTTTACGAAATTGAGGAGAAAAAAAATGATTGAAAAATGTAAAAATATTTGTTGCACAGTATGGTACTTTATAAAAAAACAAGTAAGAAAAGTAACAAACCTATGGGACAAATGGGTTCAATGGGTTTTTAACGGTTTTTATAAGTAATGAAAAAAGTAAAAACAAAAAGTAAACTAGAGTGGTTTAAAAAAAATATTGTAATTGTTCCTGTTGTGGCAGCAATCATAGCCGGAACATTTACATCGGTAAGATATGTATTATCTTTAACAGATACTATTACAGCTAACCAAGAAACTATTCTTAAAATAGAAGAAAAAAATAAAGCATCTGTGGCTGACATCTACGATCTTAAAACAAGACTTGCAGCAGCAGAAGCAACATGGACAATGGCTGAAAATCTGTATCGCCAACTTTCAGACACTGTAAGAGATCACACTTATGACCTTAAAGACTTGGCAAGATAGGGTATGTTTTATGAAATTTTTTATATTTATATTATATATTTTCTTTTTATCTACGGTGTTTACAAATCACTCTAGCGCTAAAAATGAATATCTAAACGATGGTAGTTATGCCTGTGAAAGAGGTAGCTTTGAACCTTACAGTGAAGTTAGACAAAGAGAATTTAAAACAGGCACAAGTGATGAGTATCAGGATCAAATAGTAGGTTTTAGATTTCGTATGCCTTTAGGTGCTACCTGTGATGATGAATATATTGCAGAGCAACAAAAGAAACAAAAGCTAAAAACCCAACTTGAACTCATAAAAGAGTGTAAAAGAATACCAAAAATTAGCCCTCCACCTGTAGAATTTGCAGAACTATTTAATATGTGCAATAAGCTAGGAGTGGTAGGAATAGTAGAGGAAAAAAGACCAGAAGGTAGACACTGGGATAATTTAAAAATACAATATCTAAAAGATAATCCTGATGTTGTAATAATGGAACAGGCAATGCCACAATGAAAATAAGTGAAAATACATCTGTAAGTATGCCAATGAAAAATATGGTTGGTATTGTTATAGCTGTAGCTATGGGTGTGTTTGCGTACACAGAAGTTACATCAAGACTTACAAGTTTAGAGACATCAAGAGAATTATTTCAAGCAGACTTATTAAAGAAAAGTGAACAAAAGCCCACAGACCAAGAGCAGTTTATGTTGATAGAAGATATATATAAAACTGTAGAGAAATTAGAAAAAACACAAGAACAAAATATGACGAACAAGGTTAATATACAATTCCTTAGAGATCAATTAGAAAAAAACTTAGCTGATGTAGAAAACTTAAAAGATAAAGTTAGAGCAAACGGGAACGGTCACTAATGGTAGCAGAAATTGTAGCTCTTTTAATGTTTGTAGGACCTGATATTAAGGAACACAGAATACAACCTTCAATGTCAGTGTGTTTAAAAGGTAAGCGTCATGCTACTCGTAATATTTCTGAAAATGTAGAGTTTAAGTGTATAAAATCTAAGGCACAACTTGAGACAAATATAGATGGATCTAAGTCCATCAAAGCGTTAATACTAGAATAATGGAACCTTTTTTACCTTTAAATACTATAGTAGCAGCCATTGCAGTATGTTTAATAATATACTACAGTCTTAAACAATAAATCATGATATTATCTAAACACTTTAAGCTTGAAGAATTTACTAAATCCATGACAGCAACTCGTAAGGGTATTGATAATACACCTGGGGCTGGAGATATAAAAAATCTTGAAAATATCTGTTATGAAATACTAGAACCACTTCGTGCAAAATTTGACAAACCTATTACAATCACTAGTGGCTATCGTAGTGAAGAGCTTTGTGAAGCAATAGGAAGCAAGAAAACTTCGCAGCATGCTAAGGGCCAAGCCGTAGACCTAGAAATTTTTGGCATACCCAACATTCAAGTAGCTTACTGGTTACAAAACAACGTAGATTTTGATCAACTTATTCTTGAATTTTATAAACCTGATGATCCTGCTGGCGGATGGGTTCATGTATCTTATAATGAAAAAGGATCTAACAGAAAACAAGTTTTAACATATGATGGTAAAAAATTTGATAACGGTCTTCCAGATATGAAATGGAAAGATGGTAAGGTCGTAAGTTAAATTTATGGCAACTTTTAAAATTGGATATATAGATACAGTGCACGGTGAATGTCCACATTGTAAAGAAGATACTTTATTAGTAGCTATTGTTACTGATTTTTACAAATGTACATTGTGTGGTGAAGATACAAGACAGTATGTAAATGGATCTATTAAGTATTTAAAACTTGATGATAGAGATATGGAATTTATTGAAAAAGAAAAAAAGATAGATATAGAAGAATCAGATGGCTAAGAAAAAAGGTAATTTATACGGAGTATCAAACTACACTAAAAAAACTCCTAAAAAACGTAAGGGTAGAATTTCTAAAAAGATAGGACCTAAAGCAAAAAAAATTAAAAAATACCGTGGTCAAGGTAGATAGTGAAACCTATAATGATCACCTTGATGTATCTTACATTTGGGGGTGATATAAAATTAGATACATTCGAAATACATACAACCTGTAGTGGTTGGTTTCATACAAATGTAGCACAAATAGAGAATAAAAAGAAAACATTGTTTCAAAGTAGAACTTATCATGTGTATAAAGGTAAAAAAGTTATTGGTTATGTATGTGGTGGAGACGAGCCTAGATAAAATCTAAATACCTATCATTTGTTTACATTGAAAATGTATTGTTGAACGATCAGCTTCTACTCTAGGACCAAGTTCTTTTATTAGATATAAACTTTTTTCATAACCTGAAACCATACAATCTATATATGTATCATACATAGGGTGTATTTCTCTCGGTTTCATACATACTTGATATATGCTGGAACATACTGTCATAATTAATAAAAATTTCATTTGACCTTTTGTATATTTTCAGTTAATGTCCTATATAAATAAGAAATAAAAATAATAAAAGAAAGGTTACATAAGATGACGGACTTTAGCAAGTACAAAAACATTACTGTCGACAAAGAAACATACTCGACAATAACAAAGTTACAAACTAAAATTGCGCCTGACGTAAAACTTAGTCGTAGTCAAGTAGTAAAAACATTAGTAAACGAGAAAGCGAGAAAATTAAATGGCAGACTTAG